CAAGCGTTAGTCGAGCATTTAATGCACGGCATCCCAAGCGCAACTGCTTGGAGATACCTGATGCCCTTCTTACGTGACGCTGACAAGATTAAATTAAGTAGGGTTGATTAAGGAGAGTTCGATGATGGAGAGTATCCGAGAATTGCTTTACAGTTTTCCCGTGGTTGCGTGCTTTGATGGTGACGAAGACCCCGCCGGTGGTGGGGGCCTTGAGGGGGAACTTGGTGGTGTCGGGGGCGACGGCCTCAGTGTCGAGGACCGCCTCAAGAACGCGGAAGACGTCGCAAAGGTAGCTGAGCAAGAGTCTCAGATGCGAGCGGCAGAGGCTCGTAAAGCCGCCGAGGATGCCGCCGTGGCTAGGGAGAAAGCGTTCAATCAAGATGATGTCAATAAGTTTCTCGCTGATGACCGGCGCAAGCACAATGACAAGTATAGTAAGTTAGAACAGACTTACAAGACTATGCTAGCAGACAAGAATCTCGCCACGGAGACGAAGAGTAAGCTAGAGCTAGAGTTGCAAGACCTGCAAAAGACATTCCGCACGAAAGCTCAGCAGGCCGACTACGAGCGTAAGCAAGTAGAAGAGAAACTCACAAGTGAAATGTCTGGCTACAAGGAATCTGCTACCAGATGGGAAGGCATGTACAAGGACTCTGTGATCCAGAGATCATTGCAAGATGCCGCCATCGGGGGCGAGGCCTTCAACCCGCTGCAAATTGTTAACTTGCTGCGAGGCAACACCACTATGCGGCCCGCAATGGACCCAGAGGGTGTTGAGATTCCGAACGAAATGATCCCGATGATTGACTTCCCTGACAAGGATGACACCACCGGAGAAAGTGTAACTACTCTACGCACCCCTCAAGAAGCTGTGCAGCGAATGAAGGAACTGCCTGAGCAATTTGGCAACCTTTTCCGTGCAAACGTTGTGAGTGGAATTGGGGCGGGTGCCGCTACTGGTGGCGTAGCATCAGGTGAAGGTGGTCGTGTTGACGTTGCTAAACTGACTACAGAACAGTACCGTAGGATGCGTAAGGAAAACCCGGAAGCCCTTGGCCTACGAGCTCAACGATAACGACCCAGAGAGACGGGGAATCGTTCGTAACTGGAAATAGCCGCCCTGTGTAGGGCAGCACGGAACCTGCCCTCGAAAGGGCATAAGAAACAATGGAGTAACCCATGAATCTTTTGTACTCGACCCCCGCTGTCGCTTGCTTCGCAAATGACAACGACGCTTTGATCCCCGAACTTTGGGCCCAAGAAGGCTTGGCCATTCTCGAAGAGAATATGGTTATGGCTCGACTCGTCCACCGGGATTTCAGCAACGAAATCGCAAACTTTGGCGACGTTGTGAATACGCGACGTCCCTCGGAGTTCACGACCCGACGTAAGACCGACTCGGATGACGTGGACAACCAAGATGCCGTGGCCACGAACGTGCAGGTCCCGCTGGACCAGCATGTTTATGTGTCGTTCACCATCAAGGACGGTGAAGCGTCCAAGTCCTTCCAGGATTTGGTCGACATTTACCTCAATCCCGCCGCGATGCAAATCGCCCGGACCATCGACCGCGTTCTGCTCGGTCAGACCCCTCAGTTCCTCACCAACAACGTTGGTAGCCTGATGGAAATGACGGACTCCAACGCCAAGGCCTATATCCTTGAGTGTCGTGAGAAGATGAACGTCAACAAGGCCTTCGCCTCTGGTCGTAATCTTGTTCTGTCGCCGCAGTCTGAGACTGAAATGTTGAAGACTGAACTGTTCATCGCTGCTAACAAGCGCGGTGACGACGGAACGGCTCTTGAGGAAGCCCGTCTTGGCCGTCTCCTCGGTTTTGATACTTACATGGATCAGAACACCCCGGCCATCACCAAGTCCGCGACGGTGGATTACCAAGACGGTTTGGTTGACGCTGCCGAGGTTCAGGGCCAGACCGAAAGCATCGCCATCACGCTCGGCGCGAACTATGTGGCCACCGTCGGTGAGTTCATTTGGTTCGAGGGCGAAGGCAAGCCGCATGTAATTACCGTTGCTGCGAGCGATGCAAACACGACCAATAGCGTGAATATCGCTCAAGGTCTTAGCGTTGCGATTACGCTCAACGCCGTCTGCACGATCTTCAAGGCCTGTGACACCGCGGTGAACTACGCCGCTGGCTATGCGAAGGGCATCGTCTTGACGAACTACACGGCCACTAAGCCCCCGGTAACGGGTCAACTGTTGGCGTTTGGTACTGGCACGACTCGCCATACCTACACCATCATCGAAGCCTACACCGATGGCAGCGACTACACGATCTATCTGGACCGCCCGTTGGACACTGCGGTGACTTTGGGCGCGAACGTCGCGTTCCCCGGCCCCTCTGGTGCCATGAACTTTGCGTTCCATCGTAACGCTCTGGCCCTCGTGACGCGACCCCTGGCTTTGCCGAACACCGCCCTCGGTGTCCGCTCCAGCGTCGGCGTCTTCAATGACATCGCCATGCGAGCCTCGATGCAGTACAACATTACCTCTCAGGGTACTATTGTAACACTCGACCTCCTGTGTGGCGTGGCACAGTTGGATGCCAACCTCGGTTGTGTCCTGCTTGGCTGATCTCTGTTAATCGTGAACTGGGGCGAGACCTCCTCGCCCCAGTTCTTTAACACTTGAAGGAGCCAAACATGGACGGATTGCTGTTTGATTGGGGACTCATCCTTCAAGAAATGGGTCCAGTAGCGGGCGTTATTGTTTTCTTCATCTGGCGTGATTGGAAACGGGAAAGCCGGTTAGTGGAGCGGATTGAAAAGCTTGAAGATTACCAAAAAGAAACTTTAGCCCACCTTGTAGAGAAGGGCATCGTAGCCCTTGTCCAGAGTTCAGAGATAATTAAATGGGTCGGACGAATGAACGAGCGTGTCCCGTCCGAGTGCCCTTATCTCGAACCCAGCAGTAAAGAAGTCCCAAAGTCAATGGAATAACAAAATGGCTAACGAGAATAGGACGCTAAATAGATTTATCCGACGCACCCTATACAGTCTGAAAAGGCAGTATGGGAGTAGGGTTGATATATACAAACTCGTTGGCGTGAACACCGATTATGAAACTGGTGTAAAAACTGTAGATAAGACAGTGGAAGTTGTGCGAAAGTGCATCGTACTTCCGGTTAAGATTGCTAGGGAAGTCTCAAAGACTATATCCCAAATCTCGTCTAACAAGATGTTTGTCTATGGTGGCACCTACGACGCTGGTACTCGAATGTTCATCGTGGACACACGGGACGTGCCCAAGGACTTCGAGTTTACCAACGACGATTGGATTGTATACAACAACAGACGCTATGACATTAAGACAATCGAAGAGTTCGAGCAGCGTACTGCGTGGACGATTGTCGCCAAGGAAGTAGCTGGAGTCAGACCTGAGCAAGTCTTATTCGCTCACGTAACGGATCAGCTATCAGTGTCTCAAGAAGTAACGTCGTAAACCGGAGAATGCTTTATGGCCACTACATTAGACAAGGACCTCGCACGGTGGGTTTTTGCTTCTATCGCCGTGTACTTTCAAAGCATCGCAACCGGGATTAGTTTACCGCTTCTGGTCGAAGGTATTGACGAGCGCGACTCAGAAACTATGCGGGAGGACCACGCTGAACTTAGAATCAATGGTCCCTTCGTCAAAGAGGTTAGCCACAACTGCTGGCGAACCTGGACAGACATTAACATTCTTCTCACGGATAGGATGCAAATGTCGCAAGAAGACGCTTACGGAATGATGCGATGGGGTGGGGAGTTCGAGTCAGCAATGAACGAGCGAATCCCCGTCTACAAGCTCGGCTCTGGGGTCGAGGACGATGACTCGCTCCTTGGCTGCCTCACAATGAGGAAAGGGCAAAGCGAATCTGTCAAGTTGTTCCACTTCGGCCAGATAAACTCGACTGATCGGATACGCCAATCGGTAATAGACGGTCGCTACGAAATGTACTTGGAAATGGTATAACATGCTTTGGTGTCTCTACACAATTACGAATCAAGTCAATGGCAAGCAGTATATTGGTATTACCAGTAGAGTTGCTCGTCGATGGATTGAACATAAGAGCGGCCAAGGATCGAAGCTCGTTTACCAAGCCAAGAAGAAATACGGCATTGAGGCTTTGAAGTTTGACATTCTTTGCGAAGGCTGTGAAGAAGACATAAAGAATCTTGAAGTCACAATGATTGAGAAGTACAATACCCTCGCTCCCAGTGGTTATAACTTAACCAAGGGTGGGGGAGGAACCACGGGCTGGAAGCCTAGTAAGAATACACGTCGTAACATGAGCAAATCTCGCACGGGTAAACTCAATGGCATGTATGGGAAAAAGCACAGCAGTGAAGCACGTAAGAAGATGGCTGTTGCTGGCGTGGCTAACCCACGGGCGAAAAGGGTTCTTGTTGAGGGCGTGGAGTATGGTTGCATGAAAGACGCAGCCGAAGCGATTGGAATTAAACCATCCGCACTGTCTGCGCGAATGATCCGTTACGGGAGGCGCGCGACTGGTTGGCCACCTGGATGGTGTTACTTGTAACTTTCCTTATTTATTCTTTTGCAAGAGAAATGGAGGTGCGCTATCGCGCGCATAGAATTGAGAGACGCAACCATCTATTTTCAGGATGGACTCAGCGGATCGGCAACAATCAATGAAGCAACGCCTGGGGCGACGGATACGACTGCTGAAATCCTCGTACCGGTGCTGAATACTGTGACCACGAATCTTGTCCCTGTCGGGGCACGCTTCACTGTCAACACTGCAAACAACGTGACCACGTATACCGTTACTGGCAGAACGCCTACGGACGCTGGCCCCACGACCGAGATTACTTTCTCGCCCGCGTGGGGTGCTGAGACTCCGGCTAATACGGACGTCATCACCTTCATCCCTCAACGACTTGAGATTAAGATCGGTGAAGGCAACCTCACGTGGTCGGAAGCCAAGGAGTATGAATACCTCTTGGACCGTGGCGACCTTGATACGGTCAAGGAAGGGGACGAGCAACCGCTTGAAATCTCCCTTGAGTTTGTGTACGAGCATGTGACGGCTGGTACGAGTGAGGACATTACCCCGGTCGATGCCCTCAAGCAAATCGGTGACGCCTCAGAGTGGGTAACTAGCTCTTCTGATGCGTGCGAACCGTTTGCCGTCGACCTTGTCATCTTGCAGTGTGTCCCGTGTGGCACGACCCAGGATGAAGAGGTTTTGTTTGCGGACTTCCGGTACGAGTCTTTGGACTACGACCTGGATGAAGCAACCATCGCAGTAGGTGGACGATGTAACGTGAGCGAGGCCACGGCCACGCGAGACGACTTCAACGACTGCGCCTGAGTAGTTTAACCCGGCGGGGCGGGATACGCCCGCCCCGCTTTTCTTTACTTTATTTGAGCCTTGGGAGAAAAGTTATGAAGATTGGTGGAGTTGAATTGATGGGTCCGTGTGAGGAAGTTCTTGTACTGCCCCGACTGAATACCGATGACGTTGTCATCAAGGCCCGAGCGGTCATGGATATGGATGCGTTTGACGTCATCTGTCCCGTGCCAACGCCCCCTGGAGTGCGAAAAAAGGGTGGATTCGCCCCTAACCTGAAAGACAAGACGTATCTACAACAGGTAGCTCAGCGTGACGAGATACGCTTTGCGTATATGGTCATCAAATCGCTGGAACCGAGCGAGATTGAGTGGGAAACGGTCGATATGGATCGACCCGACACTTGGCTCAAGTGGTCTGACGAGTTGAAAGAGGCTGGCATTTCGGCAACGGAAGTCAACCGAGTCATTGCTTGTGTGATGCAGGCAAACTCCCTTGACGAAGCAAAGCTGAAAGAGGCCCGTGAGCTTTTTCTACGTGGTCCGGTTCTGGAGCCAAGCGACACTTGTGGCCCCGATACAGAACCGGCGAGTACGCCGTCTGGAGAGCCTGTGAAAGAGTCGGAATAAAACCCCCTAGGGTGAAGTCCAACTGGGACGACAACGACGTATGGACCCAGGCACTTATCTTAGCCTACGATCAAACGTGCGGCTATGACGAGATAGAAGAGAAGAAATCACTGCTCGGGGCAGGAGGCTCTAAGCAGTCTATGGGTAAGGGAAGGCGTAAAAGATGAAATGGCGTGACGAGTTTCAAGCCGTAACATTCGATCTCAGCGGTTATAAAGCCGAACTAGATCGACAGATGACCGACTGGGTTAAACAAGCTGCCCGGGCGTGGCTTCAAGCTACAGTTATCTCCATAATTCCTACGTGGTCTAAAGCATCGAGAGCCACGTTTCAAGCCCTGGCCCGTGATGTCGGCACGTCCATTCCATACGGCCCTCTCCGAAGCATCAAGGATAGAGAATCCTTGGGCTTGTCCACTGGAGAGGGTGGGATCGTGTCAAATCCAGCTAAGTATCGTTGGTACTTTTACTACCATAGTACACTCCGGTATTTGGCGTACAATGAGTACAACAAAGCGGTGTATGGTTCAGGACCTCCGGCTCCTTTCAGTCGCAGCGGCTTACGAAGCAAGACCCCTTACCACTTTCAAGAGGCGGGGCAAAAAGAGTTCG